AAAGGCTATCCAGAAGGCGCGAAATTCTGTGATAAATGCGGAGGTACAGGAAAGCGGCCTTACACCTTGCATGAAAAAATTACGATTGCAGATCTTAAAGTTTCGAAGTCTGGTTACTCAGAACGCTATGAACCTTATGAGCTTATAGCTGAGGGATGTATTGAGAATTGGGAAAACAGCATAAGAAACAATCTTGCACGCTCATTTCATTTTGAGCCAAACGAAGTTGTTTTAGCTTGACATAGACAGAACGTTTAAGTATAAGTATTTCTAAAATGGGCGTTTTGTTAATTGAATGCCCCAAAGATAAATTAAAGCTCATCTAACCGATGGGCTTTTTTATTGCTTAAATTTCAGATCAATCATAATTAACTGGTGATTCTATGAAAAACTGTTAGCCATTTAGGTAACTTGGATTTGTGACGCTTGCATTATTTGTGGGCTATAAAGCGCAAACGGTGGGATGCAGAAACCAGCCGTATAAATCGGTTTGAATCCAATGTGATTTCGTCACACATTGAGTTAGCCTTAGAGCCACAAGTTGTGGGTGACACCCCGCCCAAAGAGAACGAAAAACATAAAAACTGATCAATAGCTAACTTTGAGAAGTGAATAGTGTTGAGTAGAGCGAGCCGACCGACTAAAGTTCGGCATTAAATTTTTAACCATTAATTAAAATTACCCCACTCGCAACAGTGCATGCGAGTAATTCGCCGGACGGATTGCGGCAAATGAAACCCCGCTAAATATCGATTATTGGCGGGGTTTTTCTTTCTTTATTTTTTAATGACGGGGTGCCTATGGATATTCTCGAAGCGAAAAAGAACTTAAAAAAGTTGCATGAAGATAAAGAGAAAATCGAAAGCTTGAATCATTTGAATGCGCCAATCGCATTTAAATTTGAGTGTGATAAGCGCCTTCGGCAGATCGACGGGAACATTGAGATAATCAAACAGAACATTAAGCGCTATGGACGTTGATGCATATAAGCGAGCTACAAACAAAAAGCCGTATAAGCCAAAGCCAAGAACCAGACCTTTACCTAAGGCTAAAATTAGCTACGAGGAAGCCGAAGAAGACTTTGAAAAAGCCTTGAACATACTTGGCATCAAGTACGAGAAGAAATTTCAGTTCATATCCACTAAGCATTGGCGTTTTGATTTTCATCTGATTGAGCACAAGATTCTAGTCGAGATATCTGGCGGGCCTTGGTCTGGTGGACGCGGTGGCAAGCTTGCAACAAAAGCTTGGAGCATGGAGCGTTACGATCGCGCTTATGAATTGGGTTATACAGTTGTTCGTATAGAGTCAGCCAGCAGATACAAGATTGATGATTCTGGTCCATTACAGATTAAATCAAACTTCGCCGTTTCATGGCTCAAAAGGTTAAGAGGGCAAACATTCAATGGACCAATACAGACCATTTCCCCAGACTGACTTTATAGATCAAGCTGAAGAAGAGGAATCGATTCGCATCATTGCTGCGCCAGAACTAAAAGAATGGGTGATTGAGAATTTCTTAACGCTGGGCGGAGAGTTGCATAACCCGGATCATGATCATATCGCTGAGCTACTTCACGATGACCAAACGTTTCTAGCCTTTGCTTGGGCATCATCTGCTTTTACACGGGCTAAGCGCATGGTATTGGGGCAATGTGAAAAAGTCATGTTCAACCAAGGTGGGTGGAAGAAAGCACGCCAAGAGCAACAGATGCGTGATTGGTTCGGCTTTGTTCCTATTTATCTCATTACCATTGATGCTGGCTTTTGCGAGCAAGCGAGTGATCGTGAGTTTTGTGCTCTGATTGAACATGAGCTTTATCACATTGGTGTTGAGCGTGATGGAGACGGAGAGATTGTCTATAGCGATCATACAGGCTTACCTAAACATTATTTGGCGGGCCATGACGTAGAAGAATTCATTGGCGTAGTTAAACGCTGGGGTGCAAGTGATGACATTAAGCGTCTGGTCGAAGTCGCGAAGCAGGCGCCGTTTGTTTCAGAAAAGAATATAGCTGCAAGTTGTGGGACGTGTTTGATTAAGTAGAGCCTTCGGGCTCTTTTTTTTGACTATCTTGCTTTACGTAGCTTTACGAAGGTGAGTTTATGGCAGCACTTAAAGAGCCTGTGAAAATCTTTATAGTTCAGTCTCTTGCTTGCTTTGAAACACCTCAACAAGTTGCTGATGCTGTAAAGCAAGAGTTTAATATCGAAATAGAGCGTCAGCAGGTCGCACTTTACGATCCGACTAAGTCAACAGGAAAGAATCTGAGCAAGAAGCTTAAAGATCTATTTCATACAACACGTAAGAACTTCAAATCCAACATTTATGACATTCCCTTAGCCAACAAAGCAGTCCGACTCAATGAACTGCAAAAGATGTATGTTGACTGGAAGAACAACAAAGTTAAAAAGCAAGGGATTATCAAGCAGATCAAAGATGAAATGCATGGTTATGAAATTCAGTTATTAGATGAGCAACTTAAACAGCTCGAAATTGACAAGATCAAGAATGGAGACGGTGAGGGCGCAGACGATCCAACACCAGTCAAAGTCACTATTCAAGTCGTAGATGCGAGTAAAAAAGATGCCCAACATCAATCCGACGCTGAATGTACCTCAGGCTGAATTTCTACAACTAAAAAATAAATTTCGTGCTTTCGTTGCTGGTTTTGGATCAGGAAAGACCTGGGTAGGTTGTTCAAGCCTATGCGATAAGTCATGGGAGTTTCCTAAAGTACCTTTGGGGTATTTCGCACCTACTTACCCGCAGATTCGAGATATATTTTTTCCAACCATTGACGAGGTGGCTTTCGACTGGGGGCTAAAGACCAAAATCTACGAGTCGAATAAAGAAGTTGATATTTACTATGGCCGGCAATATCGAAGTACAGTGATTTGTCGATCAATGGAAAAGCCTCAAACGATCGTAGGTTTTAAAATTGGCCATGCGTTGATTGATGAGCTGGATGTCATGCCGACGCTTAAGGCGCAACAAGCATGGCGTAAGATCATTGCACGTATGCGCTACAAGCAAGCCGGTTTGTTGAATGGTATTGACGTTGCTACAACCCCTGAGGGGTTTAAGTTTACGCATCAGCAGTTTGTTAAAGAAGCAAACTTAACACCTGTTAAGCGCGCACTGTATGGAATGATTCAGGCTTCCACATACGACAATGAAGCTAATCTACCTGATGACTATATTTCATCTTTGTTTGAGTCATATCCGCCGCAATTGATCTCAGCTTACTTGAAAGGTCAGTTTGTCAATTTAACCAGTGGTGCTGTTTATCCAGACTTTGATCGAAAGCTAAATCACACCGATGAAGAAATTCAACCTAATGAACCTTTGATCATTGGTATGGACTTTAACGTTTTGAAAATGGCTGCAGTGGTCTATGTGATTCGTGAGGGTAAGCCATTGGCACTTGATGAGATGGTCGGGGTACGAGATACACCAACCATGGCAACACTGCTAATTGAAAGATTTCCTCTGCACGATATGACGGTGATACCTGATGCAGCAGGACAAGCGACCTCATCAAAAGCGGCCAGTGAGTCAGATCACGCTATTTTAAGATCTAAGGGTTTTCGTGTTGAAGTGGATGGTACCAATCCTGCCATTAAAGATCGTATCAACGCCGTTAATGCTTTGATATTGAATGGCGACGGTGAGAGAACACTCAAGGTCAATACAAATAAATGCCCACGCTTCACGGAAACACTCGAACAGCAAATTTACGATGATTTTGGTATGCCGGATAAGAAATCTGGACTTGACCACGTCGGGGATGCTGGCGGTTATCCTTTGGCAAAAAGATTTCCAATTATCAAGCCAGTGACGCGCATTGATATCCCAATTTTTGGAAGAAGAACATGACAGTAACAACACGGCATCCTGATTATGATGAAAACATCGAACTTTGGATTAAGTTGGATGATGTCTGTAAAGGCCAAAAAGCAATTAAAGCGAAAGCTAAAACTTATCTGCCGGTACCAGAAACTTTTGGTGATGGTGATACAGATCGATATAAAGATTATCTTGGTCGTGCAGTGTTCTATGGCGTGACTGGTCGAACACTGAATAGCTATATTGGTTCAGCATTCAATAAACTACCTGAGTTTAAGCGACCAGAAGCACTTGAATACATGGAGCGAAATGCCGATGGAGCGGGACGTTCAATCTTTCAATGTTCGCAACGAATGCTAAGACTGGTCATGAAACATTACCGCTGCGCCGTGTATGTCGATTACCCGAATGTGGCTCCAAGTCGTAACCGGGAAGAAGATAAGCGAAAAAATGCATTTCCAATGATCCACACACTGAATGCAAAAAGTGTCATCGATTGGGATTACATCATTGTTGGGAACCAAAAGAAGCTCAGTTTTGTCAAAATTCTAGAAATAGTTTCCACTCGTGGAGCTGATGGATTTACTCGCCAAAGCAAAGAGCAATATCGTGTACTACGCTTAGAAGGTGGAGAGACGGGTAACCTCTTTTACACCGTACAGATCTATACCAGTGATGATGATGGCAATTGGGCTGAGGATATAAAGTACACACCCACTGATTACCATGGTGCCACTTGGTCCTATATCCCTTTTTCATTTTGTGGTGCCGTCGATAACTCAGATGATATTGATAATGCGCCGTTGTTAGAGCTTGCTGATTTAAATCTGGCGCATTATCGGAACTCTGCAGATGTAGAAGAGTCTGGATTTATTGTAGGTCAGCCTACAGTTTGTCTGCCTAGTGTCAGTCATGAGCAGTATGAAATCATCAAAAAAGACAAACTCTCAATTGGAGCTCGTAACGGATTTCCGACCAAAGTTGAAATTGTGCAGGCAGAGGATAATAACCTGGCTAAACAGTTGATGACTGACAAGTGGGAGCAGATGAAGGAAATGGGCGCTCGACTCATTGAGGTTGGATCTGCAAACAAGACTGCAACCCAGTCAGACAATGAGGATTCAATTCAGCACTCTGTGGTATCGCTTGCTGTATCGAATATCAGTGAGGTTCTGACCATGGCATTACGTTGGTGTGCCAAGTTTGCTTTACCTGATCATGAATTGGGTCCAGAAGAGCTGAGCTATGTTATTTCCCAAGATTTCAACAAGCCTAAATTCAGTGAAGAGCGTGCTAAGCGTCTTTATGAAGCCTGTGTGGGGGATTACCTTCCGTGGGCAGTTTGGTACAAGTACGAACAGACTGGCATGTTTACTGAGGAAAAGTGGGACGAGATTCAGAAACAGATTGATCAGCAGCGTATGAGTAATCCGCTAGGTAACTACAATCCAAATTCTGGTGGTGGTAATGAATGAAGATGAAATTCAGCAGGCACTTATTGATTTACTTACGCAACATAATGCATATCTTCAGCGATTATCATCATCAGCAGTAAATGAGATCCTGGTTCGATTTGATTCAGTCACTAGCGTGGCCTTAGGCCAACTTTTACAGCAGATGAATGATCTGGAAGATGCTGAGTTGGCTATTCTTATGAGTGGCCGATATACCACGCCAACATTGAAGCAGATTCAGGTATCGATCAATGAGTTGCAGCAAAGCATTTCAGTTCAGTTGCCTGAAATCATGACAGCTTCCAGTATCGCATTGACTGCATATGAAGCAGCTTATATCTACCGTATTGCTGATAAAAAAGTACCTGCCATCGATGGGGAAAGTTTATATAAGCAAGTCAAAAGAAAACCTTATGCTGGTGGGCAACTTGTAGATCAAATCTTTCCAAACATTGCACAAAACTTGCGTAAGAAGATCGAGTATGTGGTTCGGGATGGCATTTCGAATGGACAGACCAATCAGCAGATTATTCAACGTATCAAAGGCACTAAGCGTTTGAAGTTTGCCGATGGATTGCTGAATGAGTCTAGAAATCACATTGATGCAGAAGTCAGAACTGCCAGAGCTCACGTAAGCTCTGTTGTTTACTCCGATACATGGAAGGCACTAGGATTTGATTACGTACGCGATGTTGCGACACTGGACGGCCGTACGAGCCTTTATTGTGCATCAATAGATGGGCGGATCCAAAAAGCTGATGGTACCCAGAAAAAGCCGCCGTATCACCGCCGTTGCCGAACTGTGCAGGTGGGTTGTGATGAGACGGGATCAATATCTGGTTTACGTCCGTTTGTAGCGGATGACAGGCCAGTGCGAAACATACCGAAAGATGAGCGATCTGGGAAAATTGGTCAGGTAAATGCCAATGAAACCTATGCAAAGTGGTTTGCTCGCCAAGATAAAACTTTTCAGCTCAACATGCTGGGCAAAACACGGTATGAACTCTATAAATCAGGTGGATTTACAATTGATAAGTTTGTGGATCCACTTAGTGGTACCAAGTTTACCATTGCTGAGTTGAGGCAAATGGATCAGCAAACATTTAAGGAGTTGGGATTGTGAAACAAATAACTATGACTGAAGTTGAATACATCCTCAGCACAAATCTTATTCTAGTGCCATTTATTCGGAAGGTGATTCCAAGATATATGGCGATTTTTGGTTATAGCTTTAAACAAACCAAAGCACATATCCTGATATAAACCCAATTTTAACCAATAGCAGCCAAACGGCTGCTTTTTTATTGCCTTTAATTCGGATGAATAGGGCGCAACGAGCGGATGCTCATCTCAGTAATAGGGTCGGATGACTTATGAAACTTAAAACGGTAACTATCGAAAATAAGACGTATGCAGAGGTAAATGAACAAGGTCAACCGATCTATATTCATGATGATGGCAAAGAAGTTGGACATGATGCACCTCAAACCGTGGCAACAATTGCCCGTCTAAATGGGGAAGCCAAAACAAACCGCGAGCGCTACGAAAAAGCGGAATCTTCCCTTAAGGCGTTTGAAGGTATTGAAGATCCAGCGGCAGCGAAAAAAGCAATTGAAACTTTGAAAAACTTTGATGACAAAAAACTGGTGGATGCTGGTGAAGTCGAAAAGGTGAAGGCTGAGGCGATCAAGGCAGTTGAAGAAAAGTATGCGCCGATCGTTCAGGAACGTGATGCATATCAAACCCAATTGCACAACGAACTTATCGGCGGTGGATTTGCTCGTTCTAAGTTTATTCAAGAAAACGTTTCTGTTCCGGCAGACATGATTCAGGCCCAGTTCGGTAAAAACTTCAAGATCGAAGATGGCAAGGTCGTGGCTGTAGGTGCAGATGGTCAAAAAATCTTTTCTCGTGCACGTCCTGGTGAAGTCGCTGACTTTGACGAAGCTTTAGAAACTTTGATTGGTGGATATCAATACAAAGATTCAATTTTAAAAGGTTCTCAAGCCGGTGGTGGGGGATTTCAGGGCGGTGGGCAAGGCAGTGGTGCCAAAAAGTCACTCGCGGAATGTAAGACCGAGGAAGAAAAAATTGCCTACTTGAAACAAGCAGGTACCCAATAATTTAGGAGTTCAAACTCATGCCTTTTGATTTACAGGTATTTAACAAGCAAACCTACATTGCAATGACCGAAACGGTTGCTCAGGACATTGCAAAGTTCAATGAAGCCTCACAAGGTTCAATTGTTTTGATCAATCAGCCGTTTAGTGGTGATTTCAATATGAAAGCATCATTCAAGGCGATTAACGGCATTGTACGCCGTCGTAATGCTTATGGGACTGGAACAGTTGCAGCTAAACGGCTCGAGCAATTGCTCGATGTTGCAGTAAAGGTTGGAGCAGGTACACCACCCATCGAATACGAAAAACAACAGTACACATGGGTTTTACAGAATCCTGAATTGGCTGCATTAACCATTGGCGAGCAGCTGGGCAAGGCCAAGATTGCAGATATGCTGAATGCCGGGATTACTGCCGGTGTTGCTGCTATCAGTGGGCAGAGTTCTTTGATTGAAGGCAGCGCCACGGCAGATGCATCTTTTCGCTTGTTGAATAAAGGTGCTGCACGAATGGGAGACCGTTCAGGTGCATTACGTGCCTGGGTAGTTCACTCGACTACGATGCACAATCTCTTTGATAACGCTCTCGCCAACAGTGAACGCTTATTCATGTATGACGGTGTGAACGTTGTGCGTGATCCATTTGGACGAGTATTTGTGGTGACTGATTCTCCAGCACTTTCCGCAACTTCTGGTGATCCTGCTACAACAGTCTATAACTCACTTGGATTGGTTGAAGGTGCAATTGCTATCAATGACAATCAGGATTTCAATGCCGAACTGGTTCCAACCACGGGCAGTGAAAATCTGAAATACACCTATCAAGCTGAATGGTCATATGGTGCAGGTGTGAAAGGTTATGCCTGGGATACTGCCAACGGTGGTAAATCTCCAAACGATGCAGCAATTGCAACGCCAAGCAATTGGGATTTGATCGCATCGAGTCTCAAAGATACAGCTGGTGTCTTGATCAAAACAAAATAATTGGAGGCCCCGCAAGGGGCTTTTCATTTGGAGCAAAGCATGAAAACCAAAACTAAGAAGATTTACTTCACTGATGACTTTTCAGTAGAGAATGTTGAAAAGCTGCAAAGTGAAGGATGGATCTTACGTAATGCATCTGCAGTAAAAGAAAGTGATTTCATTGAAACGGCTGATGAATACGGTGGCAAAGTACCAGAGCACTATAAGGCCAAAGCCGACACCATTACTGTGAATATCAACACTGAAGTTGCGCCAGAGCTACAACAAGCTATTGATGATGCAAAGGCTGAGTGTGAAAAGTTAGTTGCGGATAATGACAGCCTTAAACGTCAGGTTGAAGCGCTGCATGTTGTGCATCGTGAAAACTCAGAATTAGTATCTGAAAATTCTCGTTTAAAAGAGCAACTGTTACTTGCAAACAATGCTCTCAATCAGACCACTATTGAGCGTGATGATTTAGTAACCAAAGTTCAATCACTTGAAAAAACAGTTGGTGAACTTGAATCCAAAGTTAAGAAGCTGACTGCTGCGGAAGCCAAAGCTGCGAAAGCTGTGGATGTTGGATCACAAAAGGAATAAATCTATGAGCTTTATCAATGTAGCTGAGGCCGAATCAATTCTTGGCCATGATTTTGCCGAAGACAATGACAAAGCTCGACTTGTTCTATTGGCCAATACTTGGATGAAAAATGAGATTGGCCGTGAGCCTGAGGTTATTGATCCTTTGCTAAAAGATGCAGCGTGTGAAATCATAAAAGGCCTGATTGCCAATGTGATTTATGTTGGTACCGAGAGACTGACAACCAAAGAGAAGGTAAAAGCTGATTCTGTAGAAGTTGAAGAAACATTTGCCGAGGGTAGTCGAGAAATCTCAAAGTTTGAGCAAATTGCTAAGGCATTCATCACTTCTTTGGACTTAAAAGGCAAGGGCTTCTCATTCGGAGTATACCGAGGATGATCAGAAATAAAATCCAAGCCAAAGTTGGCAAAGCTTTCGATAAAAAACTTGCTGACGCCGTCCACTCATTCACTTGTGAACGTATCACCAAATCAAACTGGGATCCGAAAACAGAAACTTACTTTGAAACCAAAGAGATCTATACTGGTCGTGGCGTCCTGTTTGGCTCATATAGCCAGTATGAGATTTTGACGCTCGGTGTGTTGGCCACGGATAAAAAGGCCACCGTACTGCAAAATGAAGTGAGTATGCTGCCCAAGATTGATGATGAATGGTCTACGGCAAAAGGTAATTATCGAGTGATGCACATTAAGCAGGATCCAACGGGAACTATTTGGAAATGCCAGTTGAGGAAGGTGTGATTACCTGATCTAATATTCCCCTAAATTAGGGGGATATATGGCCAAAAAGAAATTAGAAGATCAAATCAAGATTATCGGTTACTGGCTCTTTGGGGGTGTATTTTGGTATTTAGTTGTGAGTTTCTTTTTATTGAGCAATTATCCAATTCAAGATTATATTTTTGATCATCAAAAAGCCTACGATGTTCTCAAAGATGCATTTACTTTAGCAGCTGCTTTTCTTGCGCCAATTACTGCATTTGTTCTGTTTACTGATTGGCGCTCCCAGCACAAAGCAATCAAAAATGAAAATCTAAGTGTCGAAATTTTGAGAATTTTGCACAAGGAACTTTTACCCTTTTTTAATTTGAAAGCTAAAAGAGAAAAAGATGCCAAAAGTTTTAATGAGCATCAAATGCAATACCATATGCACATTGCTAATATTTTTTTAATGGTAGACGAGATCGAATCTATCAATGATCAATCAATATTTTTTAAGAATTGCATAAAGAGTCTGGAAAAAGATTTCTCAGGTTTATATTGGTCTCTCTATAAACAGATAGATATCGTATTTCAATATAATGAAATCGCAAATTTTCTTGATACTTCATCTATGAGAAGAAAAAATTATCTTTTAGAGGAATTAGATAAATATGAAAAATTGAACGAGATTCACTACCAGAATATTATGCAAGGAATTGATAATTTAGAATCTTTAAGAGTGTAAAAATTGCTTTTACTAACTATTCCAAAATGATTGGATGTTGAAGAAAAATGAGGCATCGAATGGCATGGAAAAACAAACCGACTGAATTTATCCGAGTCGTTGAGCAAGAGCTGACTCAAACTCAAAAAAAGATCGTGGCTGACACGCTTCAAGGTGTTGTGTTGGCCAGTCCAGTGGATACCGGCGCATTTCGCGGTAATCATCGAGTATCAATTGGATCTGTGGACGCTACAGCGAGTTCAAGTGAAAAAGATACGAGCGGAGCAGGCACAATCTCAAAAGGACTGCAAAACCTAATCGCATTAAAGCCATTTCAGACAGTCTTTATCTCAAACTCTTTGCCTTACGCCTATCGCTTGGAAAATGGCTGGTCTGATCAAGCACCGCAGGGCATCTACCGAACGACATTTACATACATTATGCAGAAATACGGTGGTTAATATGGCCATGACACTTGAACAAGCTCGGCAGACCATTGTGGCGCGAATGCAGAGTTTTAATGGTATTGCACAAGAGCGGATCCATTATCCTAATGCGCCCGATTTTAAGGTACCTGATACCGGACTATGGTGCCGATTAAGTATCTTAGGTGGACAGAGCTTTATCGCTGGTTTAGCAGATCAACCGAATACACGCCGTACTGGTAACATCATGATTCAGTGCTTTGCTCGGCCTAATACTGGTGAAAAAGCGATTACAGATTTGAGTGATAAGTTACTTGCCCATTTTGAGTATTTCTCATTTCAGCATCTGGAGTGCTTAGAAGGCCAAAGTGTCTACTCAGGTCGAGATGCTGACTTTGTTCAATATAATGTCACGGTTTCCTATCGAATAAACTAACTGCTTTATCAATACAACGATCGATTCATCAAATCATCCATACCACCTCATTGGTGGTTTTTTTATGCCTAAATCAAGGAGAAACCAATGGGTTCAGGTACCAAACAGCTCGTACAGTTCGCACCTGAGGCAACTGTAGGAACAACACCAAGTCCATTTGCACGTACAACTTTGCCTTTCACAAGTTGTTCAATCAATGCGAATGCCAACAAAACAGCATCGAATACGATCAAAGACAGTCGAATCGCATCTGGCCAATACATTACTGGGGTGGATTATGCAGGGGACATCGAAACCGAGTTTCAATACGGTGCTTACGACACTTTACTTGAGTGTGTTGCTTTCAATCCATGGACCGCCAATGTACTGACATTTGGCGGTACGACGCGCAAAACTTTATCTGTATTACGTGGCTTTACAGACAACAATGACTATCACACGTTCTCTGGTCTGCATGCGAATCAGTTCAAGCTGACTGTTCCTGAAAATGGTTTGATCACGGCAACTTTCAGCTTTATGGGAATGGGCCGCGCTAAAGCGACCGCTGCACCAGCTGGTACGATTACTGCTGCAATGTCGAATCCTTTGATGTCCAGCGTATCGATTGGCGACATTCTAATTGATGGCGCCGTGATCGCTGGTGCGTGTATTACACAGTTCGACTTTACCTGGGATAACTCAATGCAGGTTCAACGCTGTTTGGGTAAGGGTCTAAACATTAGCGCAATTCTTGAGATGGTTGCTGGAGGCACTGGTAACTTTACCGTAGCGTGGTCACAAAACACATCTTTGCTCTATGAAAAGCAGTTCCTCAATATACCAATTGCACTCTCGATCCCAATGGCGGACAGTGATGGTAATAAATATGTATTGGCCTTACCTAAAGTTCAGGTGACAGCGCCATTGCCGAGCTCAGGAAATTCTGAAATTACCAGCTCACAGTTTGCTTATACCGTGGCAGACGTGGCACCAACCCTTACACGTATGCCTGTTGCAGTGGGCGGAGGTTCATAATGCTAATCGAAATTAAAGAGCAACCAAAAGCGGAATTTAGTCAGAAGTGGTTTGAGTATAAAGATGATGTAAAGCTACTCATTGCTAGCTCTGGTAAGCCATCGTTTAACCGTACGCTTGAACTGAACAACTTGCAGGCTGAGCAAGAACTGCGGGGCTATCGTGAAGTAACAGATGAGACAGCGCAGCAATCAGGCCTTGGCTTTAACCGGGCTGTATCGCATTTGCTGCTTGGATGGACAGGCATTGAGGTGGAACAGGGTAAGCCGCTTGAATACACTCAAAAGAATGCTGAGCTGATCTGTACAAGCTCGACAGAAAGTAACTCGATAGTGTCATTTGTTTTTAGCAAAGCCCTTGAGCTTAATAAAGAGCGCGATGCTGAGGTTAAAGATGTAGTGGGAAAGCCCTTGAGCACTACGAGTACCGAAACCACAAGTGGGACCAAGAAAAAACGAGCCAAATCTATAAACGGCTAGGTCTTTTAACCCCCAAACTTCCTGAAAAAAGCTTCATTGGTCAATACATCAATGAGGCTTTTTCTTTGATCAGTCGGGGGCGTGACTATATCTGCACAGCACATTCGATTACGCCTAAAAGTTTGAGCCTGCATGATATCAATGCTTACTTTAATGTTTATGGATGTGATCTGGATAAGGGGCTTTTTGTTGAGTGCATATTTGCGCTCGACAATAAATTTATGGAAAGCTCGGTTAAAACCACTTAGCTGAGTCTAATGTAGACATATCGAACCTCAACCTCTAATTTTTTGTCAGAGAATCAGTGTTAATTTTTTCATTTAAGAATTAATACGACATACAGTGTCGTAAAACCTCTAAGTGGTTAAAAGTAAGATTGATTTTTTGATAATCTTAAAATTTAAAACAAAAAAGAGGTTAATATGCGTGAATGGATCGAGGGTAGATTAGTAAGAATTGAGTATGCTTTTACCGAATTTCCGGTTCTAAAATGGAGAAGTATTTTCTTTGTATTCTTAGTTCTAATGGGAATTTTCTTGTACCAACCTTTAATAATTTTCTTGTACAAGTTCAATATTATGGGGGCTTATATCTTTCAAGATACTTTACAAGATAATCTAAAATTAGTCATTTGGGGGCAGGCTATTGTTCCATTACTAATAGCAATTTGGGGGTATTTGGATGTTTCTTCTCTGTATGAGCAGAAATATTTAAAGCGTTATAAATGTCTACCAAACTGGGTGGACTGAACTAAAAAGCCCTCAGGGGCTTTTCTTCTTTAACTCACTATCACATACCAGCACCGAATACCGCCCGCGATGGGTACGTATCTAATCACCCTGTATTGAGGATTCTCAATAAAAAACTCTGACATATCTATGGCGGGGTTTGAATACTGAGGGCGGGTGAAGTCTTTGGTTTGTTTCATTTCATTCATAAACTGATCAATTTTTGTAACTTTTAAAAGCCTATTATATTTATAAGTTATTGTAAAATATGTTTTTGTTGTGCCGTGCGACAACATTTAACGCTGCTAGTACTTACATGTATTGACATTTATAAAAAGTAAATATTTATCAAAGATGTTGCGCATAGGTATACTAAGCGATATTATAAATGCACACCCAGAAACATACCTACTGGGTGTTTTTGTCAATGGAGAAAAGCTATGAAAACACTATTTATTACAACAAATGTAATGGCTTTCGCATGCTCTGAGGGCTGGGATGGCTAAGAAAATTTTATCAGATTCTCAAAAAAGCGGATTAACACTACTCTTAGCGTTATCCGCTTTTTTAATGGCTACTTATTCTATATCAGATGAAATCTATAGATTTCTCAACATTTCTGAATGGAAGGTACCGGATTGGCTTTTATTTGCTCAATTAATTGTTTTTTTGGCATCCGCATATATTGCATACACAACAATTCACTCATCCAGAACAACTTCAAGAGAACGGGCAACACTAGACACAATTCTTGACGACAATAAGGATGAAACACTTGGGCTTTCCAAATCGATTGTTTTAAAATTCAATGAAAACCCTAAGCACTATTACGATCAAGCTGAAAACTCAGAATTAGATAAGCCGGGTGTAAAAGCATCTCACATTAGAGAAACTGATTATAATGAAACAGGTACAACAGTAACTGAAATTGACAAAGTGGAATTATCAACAACTATTGATAACTTAAATGGTCAAGAACAACGTATGACACTTGCATTGCTGCTTAGTGTTAATGAAGGTGATTTAACGAGACATGAAGCTAACGTAAGGATGCATTTACTTAAAGTTCTAAACAGGTATGAATTTTATGCTATTGGAATTAACAAAAAGCTGCTAGATGAAGAGATGTTTAAGCGAATGTATTGCACTACTATGCTTAAGTTTTGGGCTATATGCAGTCCAGCCGTATCACAGTTGCGTGAAACAGCCAAAAAAGACACCTTGTTTAGAGAGTTTGAATTATTAGCAACCCGATGGAAAGCCAATCCTCTAAAGTCAGAAGATATCAAATAATGAAACCCGCATCGGCGGGTTTTTTAATAAGTGTAATATGGTAACTGGCTCTTTTTTGAGCTAATCTCACTAGATAATAATTTAGTGGGTTTTATATGAAAAATATTATTTTAGCTTTAACGGTTGGCTTACTTACAATTTCAACAGCAGAGGCTGGTAAAGGAAGACAACCATGCTCTGGGAAAAAGGGCGGCATCAGTCATTGCCAAGGAAGTAAATTTGTATGCAATGATGGATCGATAAGTGCATCAAAAAAAATTTGCTCAAGATAAGGTGATGAAATGGGATTTAATTTCAGAAAGAGTTTCAAAATTGCACCGGGTGTTCGCTTAAATGTAGGTAAGAAAGGCATCTCTAGTGTTTCAGTTGGAGGTAAAGGTGCCAGAGTAAATGTGGGTAAAAAAGGAACGCGTACCACAGTTGGTCTTCCCGGTACTGGATTGTCATATTCAAGCTACAAGCCACACAAAAAAACAGTTCAAAATAATAAACGTCAGCCAGATTTTAACAATCCTGATTACCTATGGGGATACCCTAAATCAGAGTGGGTAGCTGCTGGAGTCGCAGGTTTGATAGTTTTGATGATATTTATTTGGATTGTAAGTTGAGAGCTAAATTATGAAAAAATTATTGTTAGGATTGGTTGTTGGGTTAGGTTTGGCGGGATGTGCCGCAACAAACGACTTAATGAGTGGCCAATTTAGCACAGTTGTTCCTACGCCAACTAATTTATCAGGTAACTGGTCGGGAAGTGGTGGACCATGGTTGGTAACGATTAAGTTTAACAGGGATGGAACTGGTTTGATGTGCCAAAGTTACAATGGCAAAGATATTCTAGATAAGATAAAAGTAGTCAATGATACTATCTATAATCAAAATAATCTCAAACTTAAAATCGTTTCAAACTCAAGTGAAAAACTTGAACTGAAAGCCAATTACTACATGGGTGCTTCATTTAATTTCATTCCAGATCCATTTTTAAAAAATGCATCCCCGTATTGTGAGAACGCACTAAAATAGATATTTATAACTACTAAAGTTAAGGTTAATTAAAATGTCAGAAGAAAATCAAGGTATGAGAGAAAGTGAAGTCTGCAACTTCATAGGTTGGGTGTTGATTGTGATTGGACTAATTGCTGGATTCATTTTTATATTGGTGTTTGGTCGGGTTGAAGTGCCAAGAGAGTATTATGGTACTGAAAAGGTGTGGTCTGGTGTTATGGTTATTACAGGAATTGGAATCATGCTTAATGGTTTTATAGTTGGCTACTTGTTCCAGAAAATAGCAAGCTTATTGCGATATCAAGAAAATAAAAAGATTGGATTAAATTAAAGCACCCTAGGGTGCTTTTTTATTACCTGTTGACAGTGCAACACCTCAACACCTTTTCAACCCTATTGACAAGATTTAAGATTTAACAAAGCGAAGCCGATCTAATAAGTCGGCTTTTTTAATGCCTGAAATATGGCAAACCATGACAAATGTCATCGAATTTGCATTCAGGCATTTGTTTTAAAATAAGGAGCGATTTAAATGAATGCGAAATTTAACCCTGTAAAACTTGTTGATGTTAAGGACGCACAACCTTATACAACAACATTACAAATTGCTATTGGACTTGGATTACAGCATGCCAGCGTCATCAAGTTAGTTAGAACGTATCGTCCTGACTTTGCAGATCTTGGCCCTATCAGATTTGAAATCCGAAAGGGTGAGCCACTGCAACATGGTGGTTATGCCAAAGCCACTGAATACGCTATATTGGACGAACAACAAGCAACATTTCTTATGACGTTATTAAGAAATAGTCCGCGAGTCATATCTTTCAAGAAAGCATTGGTTCGAGCATTCTTTGAGGCACGTACTCTATTGCAGACTGATTATTTTTCTTTAATCCAGAAGCGTGAAGCATTAAATGCAAAATTGGAATGTGAGAAAGATATCGCCAGCGCATGTGGTCGAGGCTTATCTCAATGGAAAAAGCAACGAGATGTACTTGAAACCGCTATTGCCAATGTGGATCGTCAGATTCAGCCGTGCCTATTTGAAAACCTGAATTAAATCATGCGAACCAATAAATTCTAAACCGATCCAATACGAGATCGGTTTTTTATTGCCCGGAGAAAAGTAATGGCAGCATCTACAAGCAGATTGGTCATAGAAATTAGCTCTGAACAAGCTAAACGCAATGCTGAACTTTTGAATCGTGAGTTACAGAGCATTGAAAAAAATGGAGACTTCGCTACAAAGTCTATGGATGCTATGTCTGTTGCCACACGTTCTCTAGCTGCACAAATGACAGCATTGGTTTCGGTTGGTGCTCTCATTTCAAAGATGGACGCTTATACGAATCTTCAAAACCGCCTGAAGCTTGTCACAAATTCACAAACAGAGCTCAATAAAGCAATGAGTGATACATTTGATATCGCTCAAAGAACACGGCAATCATGGGATGCTGCGGCACAGGTTTATCAAGGTTTTGCTAACAATGCTAAAACACTTGGTCTTACCATGGATCAGACAGCCAAACTCACTGAAACAGTATCAAAAGCTGTAGCTATCAGTGGTGCAAGCGCTGCCAGTGCAGAAGCAGCATTGGTACAGTTTAATCAGGCTTTGGGTGCGGGTGCGTTGCGAGGTGAAGAATTAAACTCGGTAATGGAGCAGACTCCAGCTTTAGCTCGAGCAATTGCTGAAGGTATGGGTATTACAGTTGGACAACTTCGTACTGTGGCTGCAACTGGTGCAATCACATCTGAGGCGCTGGTTAAAGCTCTAGAGAAAGCAAGCAAATCAGTAGATTCCCTGTTTGCCAAAACAGATCCAACCATTGGCCAATCATTCACGATGCTAAACAATGAGGTATCAAAGTTTATTGGTGAGGCAGGTAAGGCATCTGGTGCCGCTTCATTAACAGCAGATTCAGTAAAGCTTCTTGCCGAAAATCTTGATCTGGTGATTTCAAGTCTTCAAGTTGCAGGTGCTTACTATGTGGGAACTTATATCCCAGCAATATACGCATCTGTTGCCGCTGGTGCTGCAAAATCTAAACAACTCGTTGAGCAAACTGTTACTCAATATGGACTCATTCAGGCAGAAAAGGCAGCATCTGCTCAGGAAGTTGTAGGCTTGGAGGCTAAATTAGCCGCAACTCAGGTTACCCGTGTTCTTCTGGTAGAAGAATTAAAGCTTGAACTTCAACGTAAGAAAAGCCAGATATCAGCACAAGGATCGATTAACTCAGAATTACGTATGGGTTTGCTTCGTCAACAGCAAGCGCAAATTAATGCAGAACTAACTGCCACTGAAAATGCGTTAGCTGCGGCAAGAACCAGAGCTTCGGCCGCAAGTTCAGCTTCATTGGCCATTGGTGGTCGTTTGCTAGGTGTTTTAGGTGGTCCAGTAGGCTTGGGTTTGACTGTAGCAACTTTGGCCGGATCATATCTTCTTATGCGCGATAATGGGCTTGAAGCTAATGCAATGCTTAACGAGCAAAGTAAATATGCTCAAAAAAGCACTGAAGAGCTGAAATCTTTAGATAATGCACATAAATCTGTCGCAAAAAATGACTTAGCCCAAAAGTTTAAAGAGCAGAATGAGGAGTTAGATCGTCAGGCACGGCTATTTGCGAATGCGATTGGTGAAGTTGCTCAGTACAACAATCAAATGGGTAATGGTGCCAAGGTTAGTACTGACCTATATGCAATTCAGGCAGAGGTCCGCTCTGGCTCGCTGAGCCTTTCCGAGGCATTAAGCCGTGTCAATCAGATTGCCATGATTACTCCAGAGCAGCGCGCTCAAATGGTTTCACAGATCGAGCAATACGACAAGCTGTACGGCACTGTAAGCGAGAATGCAAAAGCACAAAAAGCCCTAGGTGTTGAGGTGAAAGTATCTGGTAATGCAGCCCAGAATGCATCCTCTCAACTTGATGGTCAGGCCAAGTCATTCAATAAAGTTGAGGAGGCTGCACGAGCTGCAAAAAATGCTTTGGAAAACTATAAATCTGGTGCTTTAGCTGATATTAAAGAGATGTCGGCCAAAACAACTTTGCTTATGAATAGTTCGCTCTCCAATAATCAAATTGACTATTTAATGAAGGCTTTGAAAGCGCTTAATTATGATCCAAAACTCACTGGAACTAATGAAGCAAAACAGCTTTTTAACTTGGCATTGCAACAAGCAAAACTTGCAGATACCGAAGATAAAATTGCGGAATCTAGGAAAGAATCTACAAAACAACTTCAAAAGCAGTATGAATACACCAAAGCGCAACAAAAGCTATTAGCCAAAGCTAACAGTGATGTTTCAAAAAGTGGTTTGGGTGCTTATGCGGAAAGTAAAGGTATTCCTGCAAGCTATATTGCTGGCTTGTATATGCAAGAATCCAAAGCAGGTACTGACCTTAAGAGTCACACAGGCGCATTAGGGAATTGGCAAACAACTTCTGGATACAGAAAAGACAACGGTATTTCACTTTCTGATAACAATGATTTTCTTAAAGTCGGGAAAATTGTAGTCGATAACATCGCCAAAGAGTTTGAGAAGTCAGGAAGCTTAGAACAAGCGATCCTTTCTCATAATGCGGGTGCAGGCGGCGCTAGGCAGTTTATGAAAAATGGTACAGTAGCAGGAGATCCAGCGCGTCAAAAAGAGGTTTCTGAATACTTTAGTAAAATCAGCAAGTGGGCAGCATGGTCAAGCGGAGGGAAAATTAGCAATGATCAGCGTTTTGATTTTGATGACTTCCTTGAAAAGCAACGCAAAAATCAAGAAGAAATCAACAAAATGCGTGATGATCTGGCGAGCGAAGATATTCAGCGCTTAAATGCTCACAACAAAAAAATAGCTGACATTACTAAAAACTTCACTGGTCAAGAGCGTGATAAATACATCATGCAGGAAAACCAGAGATATGATGCAACAGAGTCATTAGCCAAATTACAGTTTGAATCTCAGGTACAAGGGTGGCGTTGGATTGGTGAGGAGCGAATTAAAAACCAAGCCACAGTAGACAAAGCTGTAATTGACGCAACGAGAAGTATAACGGATCAACAAAAGGTGCTCGCTAAAGCGTCAATCGATGATCAGGCTAAGTACGAGATTGAGGCTTATCGAAGAACTCAGGAGTTAAAACTTCTTGAATTTAGAGCAATGCTTTACGCTCAGGTTGGTGATGCTCAAAAGGCTGCTATGGAATCCAAAGCTCAAGTAACTCTTAATCCAAATCAGTTGGGAAATTGGCAACTTCAAAATCAATTCAGCGACAGTATGTCTGGCGCATGGGATTCTTGGCAAAGCTCTCAGAAAAGTATTAATCAGATTGGTGACAATGGGCAGTATCTGAACGATGCTAATACTCGCCATAAAATGCTTTTAGAGGCGGAGCAAGCATACCAGGATCAACTAAAAGCTATAAGAGATAAGGGTGCTAGTGATGAAATGCTCTTAATCAGAAGCCAGCATGATAATCAACTCCAACTCTACAGCTCGTTGCTTTCAAGTGCATCTACCACTTGGGGTAATATGACTCAAATGGTCAAAGATGCCAGAGGTGAGAACTCCAAAACATTCAAAGCAATGTTTTTGGCTCAGCAAACCATGGCAATCGCTCAACAGATTATCAATACCGAATTAGCTGCAGGTGCAACCACTGCCCAAACAGGTATTTTCGGTCTACCTGCTGCGACTGCAATTCGGGCAATTGGATACGCTTCAGTTGGTTTAATTGCCGCTCAGACAATCGCAAGCTTCTCAACTGGTGGCCATGTTCGAGGCTCTGGTACTGAGACCAGCGATTCGATTCCTGCAATGCTTTCCGACAATGAGTATGTCATTAAAGCCAAGTCAGTTCGTAGTCTTGGAGTTGACACCTTGGACTACATAAACCGTATGGGTGAACTGCCAGTGAAACGAGCGTCTGGTGGATCTGTGGGGGATACGTCGAGTTATATTGTGGATCGGTATAAGTCTGAATCTGGATTCAAAGTAACTATTAATAATTATGGCAATGACGAGGTGCAAACTTCTCAGGATGCTGATGGTAATTTGATGGTTACTATAGGTAAGATGTTAGATCAAAAAATTGACTCTGGTGTAGATCGAGGCATTCAACGCAATCTTCGCCAAGGGTATCCATTACATAATGCAATAAAAGGAAAATAGAAATGTCGGAACAGTTCAATGAGTATACATTAGAGGTTGTTAAACAGATCACACTAGGCGATAAGGCAAATCGACTTTTAATTGGAAATTTAGCCAGAATATTAATTGAGAAAGGCTTGATTGATTTGAATGAGTATTTGTCATCAATCAATGATTTGAAAGAGGGTGTTAAAGAACACGATACCCCTGTAGAGCAGAGTGAGTTGATTGAAGCGTATTTTGATATACATATCAATGACTTTAAAAGTCCAACGTAAAAATGCCACCTTCGGGTGGTTTTTTAATGAGTAAAAATCATGAGCAACCAAAAATTTGACTGGCCAAGTGACTTGGACGGTAA